CGTCTCCATAATCTTTTTCTTGTAGACTATCTTCTGAGTGGTCTTGTAGTTAAAGTACATTAGGGTTACGGTATCTCTATAAAAGATATCGTTCTCATAAAACTGAGCTGTGTTGTAGTAGTTGTACCAAGACTGACTGTACTTAGATATTTGCTCTAAGTCCTCTCTAGTCAGAGAAGGGTCAATCTTCATACACTCAGTAATCGGAAGTGTTTTAATCTCACCCCAATAAAAACAATCTTGAAAGTGTGGGTCCTCTGTGTAGCTATACACAATATTGGCAGGGTCAACGTAAGACACCTGTACTCCTGCGCCCGGCAAAAACTCATGCTTTGCAACACCTATACCTAACACAGCAAGGTCATAGTCAAAACGCTTCCTTAAGTCTAGATAGTGATTCTCCTCAAGAATAGTGTTGATTGCTTCTTCCTCTGCTATCTCTATAGCAGGTTTATAGTTAAGCTGCATATACAGTGAAAGCTCCTCATCTGTATTAGGAAGTTCTTCAGGGTCTGTTGTAAATGGGTCAACACCTGACTTTTTTTGAAGATTCATCAGGAAGTCTTTGGCAACCATCTGCCCCTCAATCATATCCTGATACTTTGTTCTCTTTGACTGAGACATTGCATCCTGAGCATAGGCTTTAACCTTAAACAGTCTATCAGACATTCCATTAACCACGATGTCAACGAACTTAGGTATAACAGGAACAGGTGTCCAATCTAAGTTTAAATAGCTAAGGTCTCCGTCAATAGCTAACTCATCCTTATACTTTTTTATTGATTGCTCTCCCCGAGCATACAGTCTCAATCTGTGAAATTCTCTGAATTGGTCGTAATATCTACAACTGTTACCGTCTCTTCTAAACCATTCGTACTGAATCGCCTGCCCAATCTGCAGACCAAATTCATCTGTGGCTTTTTCAGCATCAGATACAAACTGACTTGGAAACCCCGCAGATGTAATATTTATCTTTACATCCTTCATCTAATTATTTGACTTGTGTTGCCACTGTTACTATACCTCGCAAATTTAATCATAATTCTTGACTCCTTTTTTTGAGGTTGATACAGATGCTTTTGACACGCCATAATGGCTAACCCTGAGCTAATAGATGCATCATACTTTGTTCTATTGTTTATATCAAACTTAGCCCAATCTTCTAGCGTTCTATTAAAAGCCATTGTGTGCATCTCACCATCCTCCATCTTCATACCAACGTGGTTTTCTATAAAAGATTCAATAGCTGCCGCGTGAGCCTGCTTCACATCCTCTGATGTATTCGGTATACCCCCTAACTCTCTTTCTGTCTTAGACAGCTTCGTAAACACCTTGTCGGGTCTGTTCATACAATATCCCCTGTACCCTCTGTTCTTGAAATGATACAGTAGCCTTGGCTTATTGTTCTCTATAAGAATAGGCATCCCATAAAATATACAAGCCATAAGTACATCCTCAAAAAATATCTCTGCTGTCTGTGGTCGAGCCACATACTCTAAGAAGAACTCGTTGCTCGGAGCCTCCTCCATATTAAACTTAGTTAATCCGTGCAGTGCACCGTTCGAGCCTCTGCCTCCAACAGTACCACTGATATCATAGGAGTCACAACCAAACGCACCTATGTGCTCATTACCCGGATACTTTGTGTTGTTCTTTGTTATAATATTATTCTGTAGGTTGGCATTAGGCACCCACGTAATTCTAAACCTCCCCCGCTTATCAGGGCTGAATATAACCTTGGTGTCCTTAACACCATCCTTCCATCTAAACGAACCAACCGTTACGTATTGGTCGGATATCATAGCATCGTTATAATCTATCTGCTGATATATCTTGGTTAGGTTAAACAACGACTGCTTACTCTCATCCCTAAAGGCGTGCGACTCTGTGCGTGGGAACTGTCTGTAGTATTCGTTTAGTGCATCGGGGTCACTCTGCATTGACTCAACCTCATTCTCCCAATACTCTACAGCACCCTGATAAATCATCTCGTTGTCTATGCCCAACACCTCAGTAGGTGGTGTGTCAAGCACAGGCATACCATACCTATCAATAAAGCCTTCCATATTCCACTCCATAGGAATAAATAAAGAGTACAGTCCGCTCTTTGTTTGACCGTTTGAGTTTCTAGTGGTAACATCAGAGTCATAGTAAAGCTTTTTGAAGTTCTCGCCACCCTTGTTAAGTGCATTGGATGTAGAACCCATCATACACTTACCAATAATTTTACTACCTAGTCGAAGACACGTTTTAGTTACTCGCCAATTGTTAAGGATGTTATTAGGCTTCAACCACTTACCACTCTCGTCGTGCACCAACAACAAAAGCTTCTCACCATCATAGCTATTATCATCTGTGTTCTTCCAATCTATAGTTGTATCAAGACCCTGTATCTGCTCCTCGTCCATGTCGTACATGTTCTTCTTGGTAATCTTAGAAGCAGGAACCCTATACGCAAGCTCAGTCTTCGGCTTATCCATACCATCCATAATAGGCTTGAAGAAGAACGGCAGTCTGCTGTTTATAGGTACCACCTTATCGGTAAACATCTTCTTCGCATCAGAACCTGTCTTTGATAGTATACCCACACGAGAGTCCTTAGCAAGCGTACCTGTGTTAACGCATTCTGATGAACTCATAAATGAAAATCCTGAACGACGTATCTTAAGATATATCATTCCAAAACTTCTCTTGTCAGCCTTGCACGCCTCCCAAAACAAATACAATATTCTGTTTGCCTCTCTATAGTCGGGGTAACCTACGTCAATATTGGTCCACTGTAAATACATATAGTGTGCACCTGTTATGTACGTTGGTTTCCCTTTATTCATAAACCAACAGCCTTCCTCCCTGTAATCAAACTCTTGTTCGATATAATCAACCCACCTAGCTTTGAAGTCGGATGGCATCTCGTTCCATTGAAATATAGACTGTATCCTGCTTAACTGTTTGGGTAACTCTCGTCTCTCCCAATACTGTTGCTTCTTTTCTTTGTGTCTTTGAAGACACTCCTTTGGTGCTTTGGGTAATGCAATCTTTAGTCCTGATATCTCTATGACATCTCCAATCTGTCCTGTCTTTGATATGACAACCACATCATACTTTGGGTTGTAGCCATACAGCCACGAGCGGTTGCGATTCTTATTGGATACAACAGCCTTTGGTACAAAATCTTTTAGTACTCTATATAGTGTGCTATTTTGACCTTCGTTCAGCAAATCCTTGTTTAGTGTCTACCTTTGCATTACCACCTGACTCGTTCAATGCTTCGCGTTCTTCCTCAATCCTTTTAAGTATCTCAAACGCATCAAAGATGGCAAGCTTCTTTGTGGCGGCTGCATTCTTAAGTCGGTCAGCAGCTAGGTCATCCTCGGGGTCAGGCTTAATAATCTTTTCTTTTGCAACCCTTATGAGTTGTTCCACAGCCTGATGACCTGCCTCAATAATTTTTAACTTAGTTTGCTTAGTGTCCATCCTTTGATATTGTATAAGTCGTTTTACTATCAGAGTTTTTATTAAGCAAAGCTACTAAGTCAAGTGCCTTGTATACATCCTCAAAAGAAAGAATCTCACCAAGCTCATCAACCATATACACGCTTATTACGCTACCATCAATGGCTTGAATCTCTTTTAATATTTTTAAGCTCATAATACTGCTACTATTGAGTGGTCATACATTCTATATAGAACCTGCTCATCAACCACAAACTCATAGTCTTGATGTGGCTTATAGCAAACTCTATCCCCAACCTTTACGCCTTTTTCTTTTAACCCCTCATTTAATATAACTATTTCTCCCATTAAGGGCTCACGGCTCAGTGGTTTAAAGATGTAACTATCTAATGGTGGTATAGATTTTATAAAGCAGTATCGGTCGTAGCCATACCACTTATCCCCCTTCTTGTATGCAAAAAATTGGTCGGGGTCTAAAAAGAATATATTGTCTCGCAAAAAACTCTTACCGCTTTTGCGCCTACCCTTCATATCATTATAAAACTTGAAAACGTTGTGATGAACCAATAGGGTGTCACCCTTTTCAATTGGTCCGCAGTATTCCAACGGAGTCTCGACAACTATAGCCTGTCTGTTTGATGTAGCTACATCCTCTTCTGATGTGCTTGTAATAAAATCAACCCCTGCTATGCTTTTTATGTTATCGTATCGTCTGCTGTTTTTTGGTTCTACAATGAATTGATAAATAGATTTCATTAAAAATTTATATTGTATTCGATGGATACAGGCATCACCCTATTGAACTCCTTCCATAAGACAACCTCGTCGCCTTTCTCAATCCATATCCTAAACGACTCTGTCTCCTCGTGATATCTGATAAGGTGTATTGTGTACTTGCCGCCAAGCACATCCTGCCCCACTAAATAGTGCATTGCCCCCGACATGTAATCAGGACCCACAGAAATCTTTCGAATGTCCATTATTAGAATGGGGTTGCATCAAGTGCAACTCGCTGCCATGTATCAGTAGCTATGCAAACATACAGATAGTAAACACCTGTATCTAAACCAAATGCTATTTGACCTGCTGTTCCTGCTGAAGTTGATGAAGCAGGTGCACTTGACGTAACAAGAAGATTAGATGCAGCAAAGGTTGCAATACTTTGAACAGTATAGTTCTTTGTATTATTATTATCACCTGCATCAGTTCCAATCAAAAGGTCCGTACCTTCTACGGTTGTGTCAACAGTGTATGAGCTTATCTTTGCCATTATTCTTCTTTTTGTTTTACCTCTCCGGTTTGTAAGTTAATC